GGGTTCCCCAACTGAGGGGGGCGGGGATGCCGTGGCCATGGCGCCGCGTCTGACCATCGACGAAGCCGCCGCGCGCTTTTGGGGCACCTATGGCCTCGGCGGCAAGGCGATGTTCGACGAAGCCGAGCGCCGCCTGGTGCACAAGGATGACGTGCTCAACCTGCTGCCAAGTCACGGCTGGGACGAGCTGAAGAAGCATCCGGGCTGGCGGGTGGCGCGCGACACCGAGATCGGCTTCGATCCGACCGAGCGCGACAGCAGCGTGCGCTGCAACCTGTTCGGCGGCTGGCCGACCACGCCGCGCGAGGGCAAGTGCGAGTCCCTGCTCGACCTGCTGTTCTACCTGTGCAGCAAGGACAGCAACGGCCGCGCCATCAACGACTGGATACTCAAGTGGCTGGCCTACCCGCTGCAGCACCGCGGCGCCAAGATGCAGAGCGCCATCGTCGTGCACGGGCCGCAGGGCACCGGCAAGTCGCGCTTCTTCGAAGCCGTCGCAGAAATCTACGGCCTCTATGGGCGGGTGATCGGGCAGGACGCGCTGGAGGACAAGTTCAACAGCGACTGGGCCGAGAAGAAACTGTTCCTGGTGGCCGACGAAGTGATGGCGCGGCAGGACATGTTCCACACCAAGAACCGCCTGAAGGGCTTCATCACCGGCACCACCATCCGCGTCAACCCGAAGAACGTCGCCGCCCACACCGAAAAGAACCAGGTCAACCTGGTGTTCCTGTCGAACGAGCGGCAGCCGATGATCCTCGAGAACGACGACCGCCGCCACTGCGTGATCTGGACCCCGCCCAAGCCCGACGAGTCGTTCTTCGCCGAGGTCAACGACGAGATCGACAACGGCGGCATCGCCGCCCTGCATCACTACCTGCTGAACCTGGACCTCGGCGACTTCAAGCCGTGGACCAAGCCGCCGATGACCGAAGCCAAGCAGGACCTGATCGACCTCGGACTGTCGAGCGAGGAACGCTTTCTGCGCGAATGGCAGCAGCTGCAGGTCGAAGGCCGCGACGGCGATCCGGTGCCGTTCTGCCCCTGCCTCGGCTCGTCGCTGTACCGGGTGTACGAAGACTGGTGCAAGCGCCAGGGCGAATTCCGCCCTAGGCCCGCCAACCACTTCATGAACTTCTTCGCCAAGCAGGGCGGCTGGGCCGCCGGCAAGTCCGACGCCACCTGGGTCAGCCTCCACGACAAGACCGTCAAGAACCGCAAGATGGTCGTGCCGGGCGACCTCGCCATGCTCGACGCCATCAAGCGTGCCCCGCCCAGCAGCGGCCAGCAGCGCCTGGCGCGCGAACTGTGCGGCAGCAAGGCCGAATGGCTCACCGCGTGTTTTTTCGCGTTCGAAGCCGCGACGGGTGGCCAGCCATGAATCCACGGGCAATCCACGGGCAATCCACGCCAAACAACCCCGCAACCCCTGTAATCCACTCAATCCACGCCATCCACGCCACACCGCGCACACACACACATGAACGCCACGCGCCACCACTCCGCAAACGTGTGTTGCCTCGCGTGTGTATTTCTACCCGTGGATACCGTGGATTAAGTGGATTAAAGGGTTTAGAGCAGAAAAGCGGTGGATTGCCCGTGGATTCTGCCGTGGATTTTAAAGACTGGATGGATTCAATGAGCCAACCCCAAGCCAAACCCCTGCGCCAAACCATGCCCCTCACCGCCGCCTGGGTCGACGAACTGCGCGAAGCCTTCGGCGCGGACTCGATCAATGCCGCCATTCGCAACGGTGTTGCGGGCGGTGCGGCGTTTTACGCAACGGAGGGCGGGCACAGCATCGGCAGCGCCGCCATGCCGGGCACGCGCTCGCTGCGGCTGTCCGAGATGACGCTGCCCAGGCCGGTGAAGGAGGGCGCGCGATGACCGTCGAGACCCGCGCCGAGTTTGCCCGCCGTCTGGGGTGGAACCGTTCCAGCGTCACCCGGGCGGTCCAGGATGGCCGTGTGGTGCTCGAGGGCGACAAGGTGGACGTGGAAGCCTCACTCGCCAAGATCGAAGCCATGGCAAGCCCTTCTGCCCACCACCGCGCCCATGCGCTGCAGCTGGAGGAGGCGCGCGAAACCAAGCAGGCGCCCGCCGAGGTGCCGGCGGCGGCCAAGGACAACATCGAATCGCTGAACCTGCGCCTCAAGCGCGCCGAGGCCGACAAGCGCGAGCACGAAGCCGACATGGCGCGGATGGGGCGCGAGACGATGGCAGGCAACCTGATCGCCCGCGAGGATGTGGAGTTCGCCCTGGACGACCTCGGCGCCACGCTGCGCAGCCTGATGGAGAACCTGCCCGACCGGCTGGCCCCGGTGGTGCATCCGCTGCAATCGATCGAAGAAACCCACGCCGCGCTGAGTGAGGCCGCGCAGGACGTGCTGCAGACGGTGCACGACCAGCTGCAGCGCAAGGCTCAGGAAAGGAAAGCGGCATGACGCCAGAGAGAGTCGTGATTGGGAATGCGGAGCTGTGGCATGGCGACTGCCTGGAAGTGCTGCAGCTGCTGCCGCAAGTGGGCGCCGTTATCACCGATCCGCCGTATGGGATTCTGAATCTTGCCGGCGAAGGTTCGACGACGGCGGTTCGCAAGTCGCCCAGGCAGGTCGGCTCCGGGACGCTGAAAAATCGCATCTTGAACACGTCTGCGGTTGAATGGGACATTGCGCCAACGGTCGATGTTTTCGACTTGCTACGCGGAAAGTCTGCGACTCAGATTTTTGGGGGGGGAAACTATTTTCCGCTTCCACCCGCGCGCGGAATGCTGGTTTGGGACAAAGAGCAGCCGTGGGCGAATTTCTCGCAGGTCGAGATTGCGTGGACAAACTTGAGCCGCCCGGCTGCCATTTTCCGCGAGAGCGCAACGCGCGGGACGCCCGGCAAAGTGCATCCGACGCAAAAACCGCTTTCGCTCATGTTGTGGTGCCTTTCTTTGGTTCCTGCTGACGGCGATGTGCTGGACCCATACATGGGCAGCGGAACGACCGGCGTGGCCTGCGCAAACATGGGTCGCCGCTTCATCGGCATCGAGCGCGAGCGCAAGTATTTCGACATCGCCTGCGAGCGCATAGCGCGCGCACAAGATCAGGGCCAACTGCTTCCGCCTGAAGCAAAACAGTCTGTGGTGCAGGGAGGGCTTGCGCTATGACCGCCGCCCTCCCGCTCTCCGTCACCTACTGCCTCGAACGCCTGGCGCGCGCCGTCAAGCCGCGCGACCGCCTCACCGTATCGCAATGGGCGGACAAGCACCGCAAGCTGTCCAGCAAGGACTCGGGCGAGGTGGGCAGCTTCCGCACGTCGCGGCATCCGATGATGCGCGAGATCATGGATTCGCTGTCGGACTTTTCGCCGGTGCGCGAGGTGACGCTGGTGTTGCCGTCGCAGTTCGGCAAGACGCTGATCACCACCAACTGGATCGGCGAGACGATGGACCATTCGCCGGCGCCGATGATGGGGATGATGCCGACGCTGGAAAGCCGCGACACCTGGAAGACGCAGAAGTTGAACCCGATGCTGACCGACACGCCGGTGATTCGCGACATGCTGGGCGGGATGAAGTCGCGCGACGCGGCCAACAGCAAGGACGTGATCGACTTCCCCGGCGGCCTGCTGTTCCTGGCCGGCGGCAACTCGCCAAACAGCTATGCGCAGCGCTCGATCAAGAAGGGCTTCGTCGACGACCTCGACCGCTTCCCGTGGGAGATCGGCGTGGAGGGCGGGCCGGTGGGCTTGTTCCGCGGGCGCTTCAAGGGTTTTCCGCGCTACAAGTTCTTGAAGATGTCGACGCCGACGATCCTGCACGCGAGCCTGATCCTGATCGAATACGAGCAGTCCGACCAGCGCCGCTACCACGTTCACTGCCCGGCCTGCGGCACGGCGCAGCACCTGAAGTGGTCGAACCTGAAGTGGGACCAGGCGCACAAGCCGCCGGCATGGGCGGAATACGAATGCGAGGCGTGCGGCCACGGCATCAAGGAACACTTCAAGCCGAAGCTGCTGGCCGACGGCATCTGGATACCAGAAAAGCCCGAGGTGACGCTGCGCCGCGGCTACCACGCCAGCAACCTGTATTCGCCTATCGCGCTGGGGCCGGGCTGGCTCGACATGGCGCACGAGTTCCTGCTCTCCAAAAACGACCCGTCGACGCTCAAGGTGTTCATCAACGGCATGCTGGCCGAAGGCTACGAAGACCAGACCAGCGCCCTCAAAACCAACGAACTCGAAAAGCGCATGGAGCTCGACCACGAGCTGATGCAGATCCCGCCCGGCGTGGTCGCGTTGACGGCCTTCATCGACACCCAGGACAGCTGGCTCGACTGCCACCTGCTGGGCTGGCACGAAGGCGGCTACCGGCTGATCGACTGGCACCAGGTTGCCGGCGACACCGCGCGCCCGGAGGTGTGGAACGAAGCCGCCGCCTGGCTCAACGCGCCGCGCGTCAACGCCTGGGGGCGGCCGCTCGCCATCCGCGCCGCCGGCGTCGACAGTCGCGGCCACCGTGGGCAGCAGGTGCGCACGTTTGTGCAGCGCGCCGACCTCAAGGTCAAGGTGCTGGCCTGCCAGGGCTCCACCTCGCGCATGGGCCGGGCGATTGCCACGACCGGCAGCTATCCCGACAAGGACCGCCGTGGCAAGGTCATCAAAACCGGCTACTGCGTGTGGAACATCGGCACCGAGTTCGGCAAGGATTACCTCTACGGCCACCTGGTCGCCGACGGCGCGCTGCCGGTGGAGGATCGCCGCTACCGCTTCCCCGCCGGCCTGCCCACCGACTACTTCGACGGCCTGCTGTCCGAGGTCTACAACCCGGAAACCAAGCGCTACGAGCAGAAAAAAGGCGCGCGGTTCAAGCGCAACGAACCGCTCGACGGCATCGTCGGCGCCTGGGCAGTCGGGCAGCACAAGGAGGTCAACATCGGCAGATTCAGGAACGGCAAGCCGGATCCGGGCTGGTTCGCGCGGGCGCGGGCGGTGCTGGAAGCGGGTGAGCCGGGGCAGCGCGATGCCGGAA